AAACAAACATATCATGTAATTAAATCACAAGATGTAGTTGTTGTTTTATGAAAAGGCTAAACGCAGACGATCTTAAGGATATGAATCTGTTTAAACATTATCGTATAATACGTAAATGGGCTTGCAGAAACAACAACCTTAATGATGCTGATTTAGAGCTTTTAATTTATCTGGATTGCATGGATATGTTTACAAAACAAGATTTCAAGACCGGTTGTTATTCCTATAGTTGGGATAACCGCCGTTGGAATCGATTACTTAAAGAAGGCTGGATAGTTGTTTGGAGACATAGAAACAGAACAACTCAAAAGTATCATATATATAAAGTTTCATTTAAATGCAAACATTTAATTAAACAAATGTATAGAATTATAATAGGGCAAGATGATTTGCCTACAAGTACTCACAGAAACAGTATTATGAAGGGTAAGACATATACAGACAAAGTTCTTATAACTTCTATTAAAAATGTAAATAAAGACAAAGAAAGATAATATGGAAACACCAAATAAAATGATAGGCGGAATTGCCGGAGCTATGGCCCAACAAACAGGAGCAATAGATCAAACAACTGGGATGGCTGTTCAGCCAGGTCAAATACAACCAAATCCTATGATAAACCCTAAAGCTTTAGGTGGAGCTCAAGAAAATTTAATACCGGGTATGTTTCCTGGGTCTGCTTTTCAAAGCAAAGAACATCCTGGGAAAGATGGACATACTGGGCACTTGAAAGATCCTGTTTCAGGCGAAAATAAAAAAGTTTTTGATGATTCAAAAAAGAAAAAACCAATGCCAAAAGATGAAGGAACTAAAAAGCAACAAGAAAACAAAAGAGTTGCGAATTTATTAAATGCAAGGTCAAGCGAAGATTTAAAAAAATAAATTATGAAAAAAAATATTAAAGCAATAGTTAATCAAAAGCTACAAGGACAAGTAGGTGAAAATGCTGTATGGGATGGACCATTAAGCAAAGAAGGTTTCCCAATGGGTGTGGGCTCAAGTTCAGGCATAACAGGTATGCAAGTATCTAAATATCCATGCGAATACAAAGCAGGGCCAATTACACAACTAGCAAAAGTATATAAATAATGTATACATCACCTTTATTTAAAGAATTTCCTAAAATAAAAAAAGAAAACGAAGGTAAGTTTACTGCTTGGGTTAAAAAAAATATGCCAGGATCCTCTACGTGTGGAGCGGCTAGTAAAATAATGTCAGCTAAAAAAGGAAAGTATGATAGCGATGTAAGAGACATGGCTAATTATGCTAAAAACTTTGGATGCTCTAAAAAATAAATTATGAGTTCAAAATTTTCATCTCCATTTTTTAAAAAATCACCTTTACTTGGAGCTTATACAGAAGGTAGAGACGCCGTGTTTGCGCCTTCAGATCGTGAACACTTTAAAGATCTTAGCAATTCAATTACAGGTGGTAGTTTAGCCGCAATAGGTGGATTGGCAAATAAAGATAAAAATGACAAGTTTGCTGAATGGCTTGGAACAGAACAAAAAGATAATGGCGGCAAAGGCTTTGATACGTCAGACTCTGAATATAGACAAAAATACAATGAAATATTTGGTGCACAAGCACCAGCAAAACCAACAACATAAATTATGGGACACAAAGGATATTACGGACAGTACACAGGTAACGCAAAATGGTCAAAAGTTACAAGCAGTAACATGGGCGCTACAAAAAGAGACGACGAAGCACATATGGATTATCTTAAACAAGATATTAAATATGACAACAAGCATGGTCACAGCGATGAAAATATGACAGCTGACGAAAAGCATATTTCAAGGCTAGCAGGTGATTTAAAATACGATGAAAAAAACCAAGGATCTCCAGCTAAGGATATAAGGCCTAATGAGCTTCATATTCATAAGTCATCTTCTTATACAGAAGCACCGCAAAAAATTATGCAAAATCCAGATGGATCAATTGTAAAATCAAAGAAGAAACCTTTAAGGACAATGTCAACACAAGAAACTAAAAGCTTAGGTAAAGAAGTTACTGGTAAATTAAAAAAAGCATTTAAAGCAATTACTTAAAAATATATAAAAATTATGGAATCTAACAAGCAAGAAAGAGAAAATTTAATGAAAATGCCTGGAGACTTTAAGCAAATGAGCTCAGGATCATTTCTATCTAAGCATATGGGAGGTGGAGTATCGCCTTTACAATCAAAAGGCTCAATGGCTTATCAAAAAGAAGAAGCAAGACCGGATTATCCAGACATTGACGGAGATGGCGATAAGGGAGAATCAATGGCCCAAGCAGCTAAAGACAAAAAAAAATAAATAAAACAGAGAGGACTGTACAAACCTCAGCCAAACACTAACACTAACACTAACACTAACACTAACAAAAAATGGCACAATTTTTAAAAGTAGTCTGCTCAACAGCAGGACAAGAACAAACATTAATTCAAACTGATCAGATCGTAAGCGTAACTGAAGCAGTTGGAGCAGCTAACACAGTTGTAACAGTTCAATTAGCTGGACCTACTGCAGGATTTCCAACTTACACAATAACAGGACCAAACTCAGCTGATCCAGCTGGAGCGTTTGTTAAAGTATTTAACGACGCTATTGTAGCTAACCCAGGCGGTATAGTATCAACAGTAGGATATCCTTTGACAACTGCACAATTACCAGCTGCTCAAACAGGATTACAAGGACGTCAACCAATTACGGTTCAAGCGGCTCACACTCCGTTTGCAACTTGCGTTTACGCAACAGTAGCGCCTTAATTATGAAATCAACAGGTTTAGGAGACAGCATAGAGAAGTTTACTAAAGCTACTGGTATCAAAACAATGGTGGACACAATGAGCAAGGGATTAAATGTCCCTTGCGGTTGTGAAGCCAGAAAAGGAGCATTAAATAAAATATTTCCTTATAAAAAATAATATATGGCTTTTAAACTATCAAACCCTCCATACAATTGTGATAACACACCAATATATCATATAGATATGGAAGATGGCGTAATGGGTAAAGCTAATAATAATGGTACTATAATCATTAATAAAGATTTAGACCCAAGCCAAATAGACAGTGTAGTTGATCACGAAAAAGTTCATTTAGATCAAATGAAAAGAGGGGATTTAGATTATGACAATGACTACGTATACTGGAAAGGTAAAAAATATTCAAGAGCTGATATGGAAGAAGGGGCACAAAATCTGCCTTGGGAGGCTGAAGCTTATAAAAAAGTAAAAAACGCATAATATGGGATTCCAAATGAAAAAATTGCTAACTGATTCAGGTTTGCAGTCACCGTTAAAACAAACGCAACAAGTTCGTTCGCTTAATTCAAGTAATGGCGTAACTCCGTTTTATCAAAAAAATGAATTTAGTGAGGGAAAAGTAATTTCTCAAAATGGCGGAACAACAACATTACAAAGACAAAAAGTAAATACAATATCAGGCCAAAAAATGTCTAATGGTCCGGCTGTAGATTTAGGAGAAAATACACTTTATAATAACCTTATAAGTAGCCCAAAAGATTTAGCAAAAATGGAAGAGCTAGGTATTAATATTAAAGACCAAGATGCTGTAATTTCATATGGTCTTAATAAAGGCAAAGATCAACAAAACACTGTTATACAAGAAAAAACTATTGATGTTGTTTCTGGAAAGCCAATTTTTGAAGACAGGACTGAAGTAATAGAGTCTTTACCTTTGTTTGGAAATCAACAAAATTACGACAATGTAAATTGGCGTGGAATGGCCATAGGTTTAAAAGGAAAAAATTCAATGCTTTTTACAGGCTTATTGGGAGATTTTAGCGGAAGAAAATACATGAGAACCCCTGAAGATGAGCTATTAAAAATGGCTTATGATAAAGATCCAGTAATATTTGAAGCAAGAATGAGGGACTTTTATCCTAGTATGTTTAGCTCTGATGCTAGAAAACCAGCTGATAACACTAGAACAACACGAGTAGAGGTTGGCACAGGGGATAGTTCTACAAACGAATCAGAATGGGAAACTGTATCTGATGAAACAATAGATATAGAAAATTAATTGAAAACTACTAAAACAGGTTATTTGTGGGATAGCCCTGATGTTAATAATCCTCAAAATATAATACAAGGAGGTAATATAACAATGAAAGGAGTAAAGTTTAAAGTACTTGGTACAGACGATCGAGGATACACCAAAGTAATGTATCCAGGTTACGACTACACATTCCCCGGCGCTAAATACGTTGTAGAAACGCCTATAAATAAGTAATAATATTAATATAACACTTAAATTTAATATTATGAAAAACTTATTTATTACTACACTTTTACTGCTTACAACATTTATATCAAAAGCTCAAGAACAATTTGAAGGCGTTTGGGCTAAAGAAGGTTCAGTATACGAAACAATAATAATGGCTAGCGAATATGCTGTTATGGATGTATTTAATTACAGTTTTGAAAGTGACAAAGTTATAAAAGAAACTATTTTATTTCAATCAAAAACTACATTAGTAACAAAACTATACAATCCAAGCAACGGTTATTCTGTTAAAATGGAATATACAATTAAAGACGAAGAAACACTGCATTGCAATATAACAGGCCACTTAAATAAAAAGATAACATTAACTAAAATAAATTAACAATGGCATTTGAGCTAAAAAGCAAATTTACATCTAACGGCCTTATCAAAAGCGTTAAGACAGGGGCAACTCCTCTTCTGCAAAATGAATGCTTACAATATGGTAAAGACCCAAACACTGGTGAACGAATATGCGTAACTGATAAAAGCGCTGGGAAACCAGGAACTGTATCAGGACCAAGAGGAACTATTGATGAAACGTTTGCAAACATTACTCCTGAACAAATAGCAAAAGTTGTAGCTGAAGGATTTACAGGTGATTTATCAGGATATAAACAATATGTTGAGGGATATAATCAAGGAACACTACCTAGCCAAGCGGTTATTCGAGACAGATCTACAACAGACGCAACATCTGAGGTAAAATATAGCGGAAAGCCTCGCAAGTATGACCAAGATTATGTAACCCACTATAAGCTTGAGTACTCGAGTGAAACCCCAACTTGGCAAGAGCAAAAAGACGTGTTTATAAATAGTGAAAGATTTAAAAAGCTAAGTGATAAAAACAAAGATAAACAGTTTAAAAAATTTAAAAGATTGTTTTCAGACGCAAACGGAGGAATTAAATGGACAAAAGGTAATGGTAAAAAGAAAAAAATTGAAACAAATGTTCTAGGGAAAATTAGTGATTGGAAACCAAGAAATTAAAAATGAAAAAAATTTGGGATTGGCTAAGCGGTAATGTTATTAAAGAAGTTGGTAACGTTATCGACAACCTAACAACTACAGACGAAGAAAAACTTTTAATAAAAAAAGAAATTCAAGTCATAGTTGAAAATGCCGCAGCTAATGCAGAAGACCAAATAACAAAACGTTGGGAATCAGATATGACGTCTGATTCGTGGCTTAGTAAAAACACACGCCCTATGGCGCTTATATTTTTATCATTTATGGCTATAGCTTTTATATGGGTTGATAGCCATCACGAAATATCTTTTACTGTAGAACAGGAGTGGATAGAATTATTAAAACAACTATTAACAACCGTATACGTGGCTTACTTTGGTTCACGTGGTTTTGAGAAATATAAATCAATAAGTAATAAATAAATAAAAAAATTATGGGACAATTTGGTAATCAACCTGATTTTATCACAAATGACATTCAAACAGTAACTCCTATTTTAGCAGCTAATTTAACCGCGGCTAATTCTTTAAACGGTTCTGTTATATACGTAGGAACTAGTGCTCCTGGTAACCTTCAAGTGATACCAGTAGGTGCTGTAGGGCCAAGTGTTATAACTGGTTTTACTTCACCTGGATTCACTGGGCATGGGGGAACCGGTTATGAAGATGCTCGATTCAATATTGATACAATAACGACTGGAAGCGGCACTGGTTTAACTGTTAACTTTACAGCTGTAGATGGAGTTGTTCAAACAGTGGCTGTTAATACAGCTGGTACGGGTTATTTAAATGGAGATTTAATTACTATAACTCCAAGCGGCGCCGATCCAGGCTGTGATTGTGCAACATTCAGGATACAAGCAACAGTCGGACTACCAACAGCAGCTCAAGCTATTACTTTTGAAAACGTACTTCAAGGTGAGTGGTTTCCAGTAGTTGTAGATTATGTTTTATTGCCTGGAACAACTGTTACTAACTTAGTAGCAGGTAAATAATTAATAAACAAGTAACTATATTATTATAAACAATTAAATTAAATCAAATGTCAAAAATTACAGAAGAGCAGTTAAAAACTGCAAGCGAAAACCAAGAGAAGCTGATAGGATTAATAAATCAAATCGGTATGATTGAAACTCAAAAACACGCACTACTTCATCAGGTAGCAGACGTTAACAAGGGAACTGAAGAGTTCAAAGCTGAGCTTGAAAAAGAATATGGAGCTATTTCTATTGATCTTAAAACTGGTGAGTATACTAAAATCAAAGACGAAAGTCTTAAAGTAGCTGAGTAATGTCTTCAATTGTAAGAAAAATAAGTATTGGTTCAGATTACAAAAATGATGCTATGCATTACTCTGTAGGTCAACAAGTGTACGGAGGTCATGAGATCTCACATATACTTCTAGATGAATCTGATAGTTCTTACAATATTCACATAAAAAAAAACAACGAGGTAATGCCATGGAAGAAATTTAATTCTAACATGGCAATATCTGTTGAATATGATTTAGAATATTGATGAGAAGCCTTTACGATTTTATTGTTGAGCCTTTAGGCGATAAATACAGTAATAAAGTCAAGGTTGGAGATAAAGAGTTAATTGTAAATACAAAGATAGAGGATTTTAAATTTGTAAATAGATTAGCTAAAGTTTTAGAGACACCCAAGGCATTTAATACGGGTATTGAAATAGGTGATATAATTGTTATACACCAAAACGTGTTTAGAGTATTCTATGACATGAAAGGAAAGAAAAAGAAAAGCAGATCTTGGTTTAAAGATAATTTACATTTTTGCGCTATAGATCAAATCTATCTATATAAAAATAAAGAAGGTTGGCATTCATTTGGTGACCGCTGCTTTATAACCCCAATAAAAGACAATCAGTCTTTAACGCTAGATAAAGAGCAAAGCCTTATTGGTATATTAAAATACGGCAATAGCTCCTTAAAAGCACTTGATATTAGCCCAGGAGACCTTGTAGGTTATACGCCTAACGGTGAATGGGAATTTTTAGTTGATGGCAAGCGTTTATATTGTATGAAATCTAATGATATTGTAATTAAATATGAATACCAAGGAAACGAAGTTGAATATAATCCAAGCTGGGCAAGTAGCAGTTGAGGAACTAATCAAAGTAGCTAAAGAAGCTATTGTTGATTCAGGAGATGATATCACGGCAGATAGATTAAAGAATGCAGCAGCTACAAAAAAGCTAGCTATATTTGATGCTTTTGAAATACTAAGCAGATTAGAAGCCGAAGAAGCTTTGTTAAATGAAAAACCTAAAGAAGTAAAAGAAGAAAAATCTTTTAAAGGTTTTGCAGAAGGAAGATCTAAAAATGTATAAGCAAACTTTATATAAAGTCTTAAAAGACTACATAAAACCTAAAGTTCTTAACAGAATGAATAGGTATAAAAAATGGGATTATGGTTATAACAAAGAACATGATTTAATAGTTATAAGCAAAACAGGTGAAATAGGCGAGGTTTATGAAATACAAAACCTTAAAATAGCTTTGCCTAAAGTAAAAGATGTTGTTGAATTTGAAAAAGATAAGTGGACTTATACACCATACCCAAAAGAATTAAATAGAATTAAATCTGTGTTTGACTGGGAAGAATACCCGTTAGACTTTAAAGAAAAATGGTATGACTATATTGACAAAGAATTTACAAGGCGTGAAGAAGGTTTTTGGTTCATTAGCAAAGGTGTTCCTACTTACATTACTGGCACTAATTATATGTACCTGCAGTGGAGTAAAATTGACGTCGGGCAACCGGACTTTAGGGAATCAAATAGATTATTCTACATTTTCTGGGAAGCTTGTAAATCAGACACACGGTCTTATGGAATGTGTTATCTTAAAAACCGTCGATCAGGCTTTTCATTTATGTCCTCAGCTGAATCGGTCAACCTTGCTACAATATCCACGGATTCACGGTACGGCATATTGTCCAAATCTGGTGCCGATGCTAAGAAGATGTTCACAGATAAGGTGGTACCAATATCCGTTAACTATCCATTCTTCTTCAAACCGATACAGGACGG